TTTCCATTTCAGAATGACAGAGTTGGGGATTCTGGCGACATGCCACCACCCCTCCTTTATCCCTTTACGGGAATATTCGTTCAGGCCACCACCGCCCCCAACGTCATGCGTCTGGGTGCGTTTGTTGCCTTCCAGATAATCCGCAACGTCCTGTATCTCTTCGATGACCGTCTCTTTCGTCAGGTCATCGTAGTGATGAAATACAGAAGTACGGGTTAGCGGGTCGTAATCAAGAAGCCTTTTTGCCACGCTTTTGACATCCCTGGCCGTCAACTGGAACCATTTTAGACGCTTTATACGTCTTGGTGATTCCCTTTTTGCTGGCGGAGTTCCACTTAACCATCTTCTTCGCTTTTTCGTATGCCATGTTGGCCTCCAAAAGGGGCGGGGGACGAACCCCCGCCAAGGTTGAGGTCCTTACGACGTGGTAACCGCGTAGACCTTCGCAGAGGCGCTCGGGTTATCAGCCACGAGGGTGCACTCGGCCAGAATCATGGAACGGTCGGAGTCGCCGGTCTTGGCAAGCTCGACATTCTGAATCGGTCGCAGGTAAGCGACAGACCAGTACTCGAGGTCAAGAGCGTAGACCTGGTTGGCAGGCATGAAGCGGTCCGCAACAATCTGGTGCTGGCCGAAGTCAGACACATAGATGTCGGCAGAGCCGATGATGGTCGCAGGCCCGGTCTGCTGATTGTCACGATACTGGGTCGCAATACCCGCAAACGCCGAGGCAATCTGCTTATTGAACGAACCAGTGAAAATGACATTCGGCGAACCGCCATTGTCCCAGCACTGCTTAATCGCAGACTTCAGCATTGCTTCGCTGAAGGTCGCCGCAGTACCGGAAGTCGGGGCAGTACCCGGAGCGCCGGAGGTGATGGTGGTGGTGGTCGCAGCGGTGCCGTTCTTCACCTGATTAGTGAAGAGCCATGCAGCAACGCCAGCCATGACGCGCGCGGAGGCAGCAGCGCCAGCGGTCGCGGCCTGCGTCCCGAGGAACGTCGCTTCCATGTCGCGCTTCAGCTCACGACCGCGCTTGGCAATCTGGTAGCTGAGTTCGTCACGGCGGCCAGCGGTGTCAGAAGCACGCAGGGTGCCCGAGACACGCGGAACCTTGGTCAGAATCTGCGTATAGTTACCGAAGCGGCTGGTAGCCGTCGCGGTGTTCGTATTCGCATCGTCGCCTTCAACCTGCGCGTTGGTCGCAACAGCCGAATCAAGGCTGTCCGTCTGCCACTCGTGGAAGGTTGAGGTCGCCTTCTTACGGGTGACGTTGGACATAAAGGGGGTGTCCATTGGCGAGATATCATAGATGATATCTTCCAAGTCCTCGCGCATACCAACAGCGGCGTACCGCTGGAATGTGCCTGTCGGAACTGCCATTTCTCTGTCTCCTTACCCGATCATTCGGGAAATTAGTGCTGCTGCGTCTTTCATGTTTCCGCTCTTTGAGAGCTTGCCACGCAGTGCACGGGTCGTTTCTGTAGCCTGCTCATTCCTGGCTCCGCGAGCCCCCGGTGTGAGGGTCTTTTTGCCAAGTTTGAACACCTTGTTTTTTGCAACGGTAGTCTGCGATTTCGCAAGTCGCATGGCATCCCTCGCCAGAAGGACCTCCCTATGCGCTTTGATGTTCGCGACGTACTGCGGGCTATACCCGCGAGACAAGAGGAACTGTGCAATCTCGGCCTTTTCGCGTGCCGCGACCTGCTGGTCCCTCCATTCCGGGATGGCTCTGTACAGTAATTCAGCCTCTCTACCTAGAAGCTCCCGCTCCTGAGAAGCCATGATTTGCGCCTGCTCCCGCTGCGCGTTTTCATACCGTACTGCCGCCTGCGCCCGTAGGTTCGCCAGTTCACTCTGACGTTCCTGATACTGCATTCTCAATGCAGCAAATTCTGCCGGATTGTTCTGTCGCAGCCAATCCCAGTTAATCTGGCCCATCTCCTGAAAGAACTGGTTCTCCACATATCCAAGCAGCTCTGCCGCTTGGTGTTCTTTCTGCTGAAGGGCTTGTGCAGCTTGCGTCCACTGCTGCTGAAGCTGTTGGCGTGCGTGCTCTACCTTGACCGATTCCGCTCGGAGCTTTTCCTGCTCTTTGTAAGCGTCCTTCAGCTGCTCAATGGTCGCCTGCTTCGGGCCATCTGGGGTATCCAGATTGACCTTCAGGGCGTATAGGTCAGAGGGGTCTGCATCGAGGTATTCAGCAAGCTGGTTCCACTCGTCGATGGTCATCTCATCGGCGGGCTCTTCCGATGCTTCCTGAGGAGCTTCCTGCGGGGCTTCCTGTGGGGCTTCGTAAGATGCTTCTACAGGCGCTTCCGAGGACGCCTCAATAGGCGCTTCCTCTCTCGGGCGCTCAGACTCAGGGGTTAGGTAGGCCGCAATTCGAGCCTCTGGGGTCGCTTGCTGTTCGCTCATTTGTTCAACTCCTCAACTTGTTTTGATGCCATCTTGCCCGTCACCATGACTGACTCAATGTGGTTCTTAATCTTCTGACAGACCTGAAACGCAAGCCAAAGGGTCTCACGTTGTTCCTGTTCTTTGGCTCCGCTGGCTCGCCATGCGGCCATCAGCTTATCTTCGTAGGATGACCATGCCTCAGACCACAGAGGAGAGCGCAGGATGCGCTCCGCCTCATGTCCTCTGGCTATCTCTTTATCAAGACTTGGCAACGCGGCGCTCCACGATTTCCTTAATCAAGCCGTCCTTGTCCCGGACCACTTCTTTTCGGACTTCGCTGTTGTTAATTTGGTTTTGCAGGGAAGCAATCTGGTCGGCCATCTTTGCCAGAAGCTCGTCCCGCTTATCCTCTTCCTCGGACATATCCTTTTCTTCTGAATCATCTTTTTCCGAGTCGTCTTCCTCCATGTCCTTTTCTTCCATGCCCTTGGAATTTTGCATCTCTGGCATAACAGCGAGGATTTCGGTTACCTGAGGCTCTCCTACGAGGATTCCGCCAGGGAGGATGTCCTTCATCTCCTGCATAGATAGCTTGGCCGCGTCCAGACCCGCCTTCTGGTCGGCAATGTACTTGTCGAGCGCTCGGTCTTTGGACTTGCTCATCTCCGCAATCTGAATCTGGAGCAGCTTGAGGTCGTTCTCGGTCTGGCGTCGCTTCATTTCGACTTCCATCGACAGGAGCTTGGCGTTGGAATCTGCCGAGTCCTTCATTCCCTTGAGTTCGTTCTGCAAGGTGGAGATTTCGCGCTTGAGACGCTGCTCCTCAATCTTGAGCATCATCTCGGCTTGCATCATCCGCTCTTCTGCAGCCACCTTCTGGGCGTCAACCTGAGCCCTTGCCATCTTGGACTGAGCGTCCAGCATCATCGCCTCTGCCTGTACCTGAGCCGCCATTGCGGCTGGGTCTGGCTGCGGCGGCGGCGGGGGCGGGGCCATTTTGGGGTCCATGAAGAACAGCTCAGGCGTGAGGCCCATCGCGCTGACCAGTTCTTTGTTGGCCATCCACATTTGTTCCGGCGCTACTAGCGACCCCATCGCTCCCGCCGCCGCGTACTTTTGCTGAAGGTCAATAATCTGCATCATCCCCATTACGCGACGCTCGCGGCTCTGGTTGCCCATGCCGACGCGCACCGTAATGTTCTCGCGCTCTCGCCACTCTCCGGGGTTTACGGGAACCCAACGATTGCGGAGCTTCAGGACCATTTCCCGGTCTTGGTTCTTGCTCAGGATTTCGTGGATATCCTTAAACAGCGGGACAAAGCCAACCTCGGCCATGATTCGGGCAATCATCTCAATCTTCATACGGGCCGCGTCGTAGGCCAGCGCGGCCACCCCGGTGTTCACGTTGCTGAGGGCGTTCTTATCAAGGCCAGCAACCTCGTCGCCAACGCCCGTGCGCTGCTTGATTTGCTGGTCCATGTACTCCATTAGCGGGAAGGTTTCCTGCGGCAGCGGAGAGGCAGGGAGCGGGGTCACATAAGCCCCAACGCCTTGGTCACCACGCACGCGGATAACCCCGCCAGGGCGGCTCGTCAGCAAGTCGTCCATGTTCACGAACTCATCGTTCACGATAGTCCGCGAG